TTGACCGTTCCACGGGTCATCGAGTTGGTCATGGGGAGTATCCTGCGGGTAGTCCGGGTTGTCGTAACCCTCGTTCTCATCAAATCCGGTTCCCCCACATAGTTGACAAGGCTGATGCCCTAGAGTCCCCTCGCCTGCGCAGTCGGGACAATACCCAGCCTGCGCCCACAGAGCCGCTTCTGCGAGGTTGCGGGGGATGCGCTCCAAGTCCTGACCGGCTAGCGGGTTAGGGTCTTGGATCTCAGATGCCGGAGCCATACCGGTGTCGACCTGATCTCCGAGGCCCTTCGGCTGCTTCTCGTAGCCGAGGTCGTCCTCATCCTCAGCGAAGTGGCGGAGGCTGCCGAGTCGACGGACGGTGGCATAGCGCTCTTCCATCGATCCGCTCGTAGACCATCCACCATTGTGCTTGTCGTCAAGGTGCTGATTGATCTTGGACATCGCATCGGCGTGATCTTGACCCGTGTAGGTGTAGTCACACTTGCTGCATGAGGCGTACTTGCCATTGACATCGTAGAGCTTACCAGAGGCGGTAGCCTGTGCACGGTCCGTGTGGTTACCGTGGCCCTTCGACTGGCCGCAGACGGTGCAGCCGCTCTCGTCGCCCCAGTTGGAGTCTTCCTTGAACTTGTGCTGACGGACGGGAGTCTTGCCATCGGCCATGGTGCCAGCGGTGTGGCGGGAGGCTTCCCAGCGCTGCGGGACATCCCACTCTTCTTCGTCATCGTCGTCATAGTCCTCGTAGTCAAGAGGGTCGATGTACTCGGGGTCTTCGGGGAACTCGTGGAAGTCGAGTCCGACCTCAGGGTTATGCTGGTCGGGTCCCCATGCGGTGTGGCGAGAGCCGTTGACGGTGTTGAGGCCGAAGGGGAACTGCTTCGCCTTGAGGGCGTCCCACTCGGACGAGTTGCCGGGGCCGATGAACATGACGGCGGCGCCACGCTGCTCGATCATGTTCGGGGCTGCATCGCTGCGGGTGGCGTAGGGGCCGGAGATCGGGACACCGTTGCGGGAGACGACGTAGTAGCCGACCTCCTTGGCGGTCAAGGTCAGGGCGGCGGTGCGGCTATGCATTTCCTCGGCAGAGTAGCCATCATGCGGCTCTGCGTAGTGAGAGTCGTCACCCAGGATGGAAGGCTCTGGCCCCCATTGCTGGTTCGTTTCCTTGTGGTGGTATGTGAATCCTAGACCACCATTATCCTTGTCTCGTACAATCGGCTGGTGGCAGTGAACGCACTTGCGAGGAGTGGCAGTCTTCGTAGAGACTATTTCGAAGCCGGAGATCATAGTGAGCAAGTCCTTTGCGGGCGGTACCTCATCATCACCCCTTAGTTGGGACACTGGCGGGGTATGACAGGGCGATGGTATAATCTCTGTATGTACGTGCACTACGAGATCTACCTCCTCACAGCACCGGGGTACTGGTATGTCGGGTCAACCACGATTGGTGCTCGTAATCGGTTCAAGCTGCACGCTTCAGGTCAAGGTCATGCTCCGATTCTCAAAGCCAAGATCCAAGAACTTGGGTGGGAGGCATTCTCATCCACTATCCTAGAACAGGATAACGGAGACCCCATCGAGGCTGAGCAGCGCTGGTATGACTGGTATCTCGCCAACGACTCTCGCCAGACCCTCAACGGAAAGCGTCCGGGGAGTTGGGGATCTGGCATGAAGGGCAAGACTCATAGTCCTGAGGCTAGAGCGAAGGTAAGCAAAGCTCAACAGCAGATTCCTCATGTAGGTCGGCCTCATACTGCTGAAGCCAAAGCCAAGATGAGTACGGCTCGGAAGGGTCAGGTTCCTTGGAACAAGGGAAGACCCCACACTGCTGCCACGAGAGCCAAGATTAGTGCATCTAAGAAGAGGCGTTGAACTCTCGGGTCCGCTGAGCCAGTTCGACCAGCTTATTGCGTGGAATGCGCTGCACAAGGGGTCTGAAATCGGGATTCGGCCAGGTGGTTGTGGCCTTACCGTAGCCTGAGAGGTGATCCGGGTGAGGGCCATCAAGTCGACACTCGGCCAATATCTCGGGGTGCCGAGATTCACACATCAGACGTTCAAGAGGTGCGTTGAGTCATACATCGGCGCTGTTCCCTGGTCGAGACCGATGACCTTCACCATCTGGTTGTTGATGCGTACCCGTTCAGTATATCCATGATGCAAGTGGCCGTGCAGATGCAACGTCGCTCCACAGTTCTTCAGGATCTCCGAGACCTTGACCCGGTTCATGTAGGTGTTGTCGCTAGCCTCCTGACCCCAGTAGGGGTCTAGATGTCGATCAATCACCGTGACTTCGAGTGGTAGATCATGAGTCAAGAGGATGTCGACCCGACCGGCGTCGGCGCACTTCTGAACGTCTTCGTCGGTGATGAGTTCCTGCGGCCACCACGAGATGAAGGGCTGGCGTCGGGCCTTGTCGACAGAGGCGGCGCCACCGCAGACGAGGATGCTCTTCTCGCCCCGTTCGAGCACGGTCCCCCTCGGGATATAGAAGACGCCGGGACGGCACTCGTAGGTGCCATCGTCCTGAAGTGTGATGGGAGCGGCCAGCGCCGTGCCCTCCCCCTCGATGGCGTAGCCGAGGAGGTCATAGTTCTCGTGGTTGCCCGGAAGCCAGTAGAGGGGGATGCCCGTCTTCTCCACCATCTTCTCGACATGCCGGACGAAGACACATTCGAGTAAGCTGTCGCCACCCTTGTACTGCTTACGATCGAAGCCATACCCAAAGTCGCCCACTTGGATGATTTGTTCGGCCTCGACACGGCAGGCGTGCGCAAAGACATTCCTCATGGACTGTACGTCAGCGTGCAAGTCTCCGACGATTAGCAATCTCAAAGTCTCGGCAGCTTTCGTATGACGTGAAGCGTCACGGGATCGGTAAACTCCGTCGTCGGTCCGAAGTAGTTGTGAACTACAGCTACGTCCTTCGGCTTCACCGTCTCCCAACGGAGAGGGCCATACGTCTCTTCGACCATTCCCTGAGCCTCCTCAAGAGTCGGTCGAGTAGCGATGAGGGTTCCATAAGTCCATACCTCAAAACTGTTTCCTCTCCCGCCACGGCCCTGCTCGGTCGTGGCGATGCACGCATCGTACTCGTTCCAGAAGTCAGAGGCACTCAGCCCACGCCATGATCCAGCGGTGCGGACCGAGTGCCACTTCTCCGTGAGCCAACTCATGCAGCCTCCCGAAGATTCTTGTGGCGTAGTGTGTTACTTGCTGTGCACAGATCACACTTGCACTTATGGACTTCGTATCCTTGCCGAGTACCGTGACGCCACTGCGGTCGACCTGTCGCCGCATAGGCATCGTAGATCTCGTGAAGCTTGGCAGTACGGCGTTCTCCCATCCACGGTTCGAGAGCTTTACACAAGGCAAACACGTCATCCCGCTTGTTGACCTGCCGAGTCCAGACAGGCGACCACTTCGGGTTACCAGGAATGAATGGCCCAGTCACCCTCCCGAGACCCGTAATGTGATGGGCACGACTGACAACATCCTCATCGCACATTTTCAAAGTGATGCGGAAAGTTGGGTACGGCTCGCCAGTCGTTGAGGTCTTCATGAAGATGCCGAAACATCCTTCACCCTCAAGTAGCCCCGCAAGCCACGCCAGATCAGTCGATTCCATGATCCTCCTTGTACTGCTGAACTCGATCCACACATCCAGAGTAGCCTGCCATGTCCACGATGTTGTCACGCTTCGGTCTATTCACTTGCCTACTGATCTTGACGGCTACCATACAGAGACCGACAAGTTCAGGAGCAACAGGATCAGTGCCGAGGATGGCTCCCCACATTTTCCCCGTGCGAGAGAAGTCAGTATAAGGGTGACCGTACATGTCCTGGCGGGGGCCGAAGATGAGGCCATCGGCCTCTTCGAGCACCGAGCGGGTCTCCGGCTGAGGGACGGGGGCGCCGACGAGCGGAGGGATGACCGGCTCCTCTGCGACCACGTGACCTTCGAGACGGCCACGACCGTCGTACTGAGCGACCCACACCTCGACGCCGCAGACGTTCGCCACGAAGAGTTCGTTGTTGGCGCCTGCGCTGGCCTCCCACCCCTTGAGGAGGAAGATGGCGTGGGCGTTGGCCACGATCTCCAAGTCACGCCTCATGCACAACTGGAAGACGTTCTCCGGCACGTCGTTCACGTCGGGGAGGTCTAGCTGCTCCTCCCGATCCACGTCGGCGGGGGAGATGCAGTTGAACTTCTCCAACCCGACAACGTAGTCCCGAGCCTCATCGAAGGCGGGGAAGTTGAAGTCATCGATCCCCCGCATCGGTCCGGCCACGTAGACAATGGGGTCCTGGTGCGGGCGAACGAGTCGCTTGGTGATCGGAGTGACGATGCACTCCATGGTGTCTCTCTCGGTTGTCCTCGACATGTCCTCTCCTTACAGGTTGACGTGCTCGGTCTTGGTCTTGAATGCCTGACGCACTCGGCTGTATCCACCGCAGGCGTTGCAGCGAACCTGCGTGTACACCATGACGGCGGTCTGACGGTGGCCTCGCACGACGAGACCCTTCTCGGTGTCGCCGCAGATCGGGCAAGCGCCCGGCTCGTCGGTCATCGTCGCCATGTTCGGCAGACGGTTGCTCCACGGGCGGAGCTTGTAGAAGAGTTCACGCAGCAGCACCACGTCCTGCTTGTTGTACTTCTTCATCTTGGCCCACGCCTTCGGGTCCTGATCGACCTCGATGTCATACCAGAGGTCGATGCCGCCCGTGTTGACCTTCTTGCCGATACCGAGGTACAGACACAGGTCATTCAGCCGGTTGGCCGTGAAGGCGAACTGCTGGCGGGCGAGACGCAGCGTGTCGATCTCCACGATCGGAGATGACGGCGTGAAGCCGTGGAAGATGAAGCGGGCCTTGATCTTCTTCGTGTCGAAGGCTACGCCGTTGTGAGCCACAACGATGTCGGCCTGCTCGAAGAGTTCGTAGGCAGCAGCAACGAGTGCGAAGTCATCGTGCTGGTCGGAGTCGTACAACTCGTAGTCCGGCAGAGCTAGCACCTGCACGGGTCCGTCGTCCCATGCGTAGGCGAAGGTCAGGAGATGCCACGGCTCCTCGACCCACAGGATGTTCTGCTCGTAGGCGCCCCATGTACGAGCGAGAACCGGAGAGGTCTCGATGTCCCAGTAGAGCACACGGGCCTTGCGCTTCTTGCGATCTTCGGTGATGTACTTGCTCTTCTTGCTAGCCATGTGTCTTCCCTCCAAGGGTTCTGTTGATGGCCGGATACTGCGTTGTCATTCCCCGCCTTTTTGGATGTAGTTGGCGACGAACTCTTGAGCGTTCTCTTCGAGCACGCCCTCGATCTCATCTAGCAGGTCATCAAGATCCTGCTTCAGCTTGTCGCTATCGACCTTCTCTGCATCGGCAGTGGGAGTCGCAGCCTCCTCGACGGCTGTCTCCTGCTGAGGCTTCTGTTTGCGCACTTGTCCCGGCATCGGTGGCTCCTGTCTGAGGTGTACTCTCATTAGGTGCCAATAGAGCGCCGTTGGCAGCGTAGAAGGCATCGAAGATGGGACCGTACACGTCGCCATTGGCGGCGATCTTGCGGTCCTCGTAGGGGACGGCGACACGTCGGTAGAACTCGACACGAGCACCAGTGAGCGCACCGACCACATCGTTGATGGTCTGGTAGCTCAGGCCGTTGGCCACCACGTACTCGATACACGCCGTGGTGAGTTGGAAGTTGAGTTCGCCAGAGGTCTCAGCTACCACGCACAGGGGGTCGAGGTCGGGTCTGCGGTCCTGCTCGATGTAGGGCATCTACTCTCCAAGTCGTTGTGCGATGCGGTCTTCGATCCCGGCGAAACCACTGCCAGGGATGCCCACCTGGCGCCGAACGATACGAAGTGCTTCCTTGAGGTTCTCGATCTGTTCCTGCGCTTCGACCGGGAAGGGGAGAAGCTTCAAACGGGTCTCCACGAGGAACTGCTCTACCCTATCATACTCCGGCTCCGGGGGCAACACTGACTTGGTTTTCCTGAAGTGTGCGTCCCTGCGGTCGAAGATGTCGAGCACATCCTCGAAGGGGAGCCGACCGAGAGCGAACAACTCCTCGGGGTCATCGACTCGTACCTGTAGCTCGCCGGTCTCGATGAGGTGCTGTCCCTCCTGTAGCAAACGGAACATGTGCCGGACGTACTTCTCGCCACGGTCGTTCGTCTTCTGCGTGCGCCTCATGCGCTCTAGCTGCTGACGGGCGTAGCCGCCGAAGGAGTCCCGCACACGCTCGGACAGGAAGGCCTCTCGCATCCCGAGGAGGGTGGTGCCCGTCTCGTTCTGCGTGACGTACTGGTCGAGCCAGAGGAGTTCGAGGATCGTCGGGTTGCCTTGCAGCGCCAGCTTGACGAACTTGCCTAGCTCCTGGTACGTGTAGTCGGGCAAGCCGGGGTGGTCGAGATGGGTGTTCGTCACCGTCTCGTGCGGCTTGCCCAGTCCCAGGAGGGTGGCGGTATCTAGCTGGAAGACACCTAGGTAGTCCTCGTCCGAGCCAGCGTGGTCGAGACCGTAGGCCTTCGAGCCGACGAGACCCACGAGCACGAGGTCGTAGTAGCCGTTGATGTCTTCGACGGTGTGTGGGGGCATCAGAGGTATCCTGTCGGCTCAAACTGTTCGATGCCGTCACCGATCATCGTGTCGTTCTTCTTCTCGTAGAGTTCAGCGAGGGTCAGGTCTTCCGCCACCGGGACGCCGAGCCACTTGGCCGCTTCCTCCTTCGAGAGGGAGGGGACCTCGATGTTGGCGAAGGTGCGGCCAGCCCGCTTGATGGCGGGGTGCACGTCGGCCATCTTCGTGTTGGTCGTCAAGAGGATCAGGATGTTGAGGCCCTGCCCGATGAAGCCGTCTCCCACGTTGAGCAGACGGCTGAGCGCCTGCCCCACATGAGCCTTGGCGTCGGGGTTCATGAACTCCTCTGCGTCCTCGATGATGAGCAGGCGCCACGACGGAGTGCCGTCCGTCTTCGGCGGGGAAGAGACATACCTAGGTAGTGAGAAGGACCGACCGGTCGCCTCGTGTGCGGTCTTCAGCAGAGCCTCGATGGCATCGTCGTCCTCGTCGTCCTCGTCGTAGGGGTCGATAGAGTCGGCGGTCGACATGAGGCACTCGGTCATGTACATGGCGTTGCCGAAGAAGGACTCGGGGTCCACGATGTAGTCGATGTTGCACCACTTCTTCCACTCCCGACAGAGCGCACGGATGGCCGTAGTCTTGCCGGTGCCAGGAGGCCCGTGGAGGATGGCCAGGCGCCCGCCCGTGATGTCCTCGGGCCTGATGGTCACGAGGGCGTCGAGGCTGTCCACGACCTTCGGAGAGTAGTTGCCACGGATCTCGTCCCACGTCGGGGCGTCGAGGTGGCGCACGTTGTAGTCCGGGCGGGTGCCACCCCAGTGCCAGAACTTGACCTTGACCGTCTCCTCCTCCGCCTTGATCGGCTTGACGGTGGTGAGGATGATCTTCTGGATGTCAGCGACCGTCTCCTTGTCGCCGGAGATGATGCGGAGCCAGATGCGCTTGGTGCCCGACAAGCTCTGCCGGTAGGCGATGTACGTCGGCGGGACGATCTTGGCGGTGGTGTGCGACTTCGGGGTCTTGTACTCGAAGAGCGCCGATGAGAACTTCGAGTTGAGGTCGTGGTACTCAGCGATGGTCACCAGGTCGTAGGTGAACTCGATCTCACCGAAGGGGGTCATCGTCTCGACGGAGAAGCTGACGACGTGCGGGTTCGGAAAGTCCCATACGTGTTCCCACGCACGGTCGAAGATGAAGTCCTGCCCATCCTCATAGCGTGTGCGGTACTGCACTTCAGCGGTCACTCAAGCTCCCAGTCCTCGATCTCTCTCACCGGCTTCGCCTTGGTCGTCTTCTTCTGCGGAGCTTGCGGTGGGCCATACGGTTGGCCCGCTAGATCATAGCAGTCTTCGTGGTATCTGTCCAGACGGTCCCACCTGCGTCCCACGCCAAGACACCGCTTGCAGACGGG